ACGTGTGAGCCAACACCGGCAGGAGAAATCGAGACAGTAGCCGTGGTTGAAGAGGCGTTGCTGTTGCTCACCAATATCGACTTTACGATGGCAGTCGTCGCTGCGGGCACTGTCAAAACAGTCGCAAACGAGCCGTTCGTAAGTGATGTCAAAAATCTTTTATACGAATTTGACAAGGTCTAATCTCCCAAGAACCAAGCATACGCTTGATCCGTATTTTCGGTGACCACCGGCGAATACGCGGTGTTAAGTTGCAAAATGATTTGCTCAAGCGAGCGCACCAACTGGTTGATCTGCTCAGGTGTATACTCTGCCGAGGCGTTGGGCAGACGGACGCTGGTAATCTTACTCATCTCAAACCGTCCGGAACGATGTCAACGCGCAGCGTACCGTAGCGCCATTTGGATCCAAGCTCTTCGTTTTCGATCACAATGGAGATCTGCCGGCCTCGCGCGCGCGTGTCTACCTTCTGCGTCGTAGGCGTAATAATGTAAGGGTCCAGCGAGCTTGGCGTTGCAGTGGCCTGCGGGAACGCTCTGAGCAACAACCTGATCGTCAGGTTGCCCACCTGATCCTTGAAGTCCGGGATAAAGCGCGACATGAGCAGCATGTTGTCGCCGTCACCGATGTCAAAGTAGCCCGACGACAGCTCAGATCGGATAGGCAGATTGACGTCGTTCGTGCCTGTTTCTTGTTGATAAACAAGGGCTCGTCCAGCAGTCAGGCCATTGATTGGGCTGATCGTGGCGTTGGTTGCGTTAGGCTCGTATTTCGCGCCCAGCGGCTTGGGGTACACGCTAAGATCGACCCATGCGCTGCGCGGCATAGTGCCAATCGCCCATGTGTTTTCGAGGTAATTGTAGGTCACAAGGCGGTCAATAAAGTCGCTGGTGACCGAGCAGTACCACCACGTTACCTCGTTAAACTGGCTGTTCAGGCCCACATGGACCTTGGTCTTTTGCACCTGATTTAAGTCTTTAAACACAAAGTCCTGCACGGTGCAGGCGAGCTTTTTCACCGTACCATCGAATACGTAAAACGCCTCGGTGCCCATCCAGAAAGCTTGCCCGTTAACATCCACTGCAGCGTGTGGGCCTATCAGCCCGCAGTTTGCACCCAGCTGCTGGAAACCAAAGGTAAAGGGTGGTCCAATGAACTGCTGGCCGTGCAAGGAGGTATCCGTGAAAATGAGTATCTGGCCGCGTGAACGGATGGCCGAGACAATCGTATTGCCGTCCGTGAGCCGTTGACCGCCAGCCGTGTTCGTAGCGGACTCGACAAAGACCGTGATGTCCTCTTGATTTGAGAAGCGAACAAACATGGGATCTTGTGTGGTGGCATCGCCAATCACGGTGTCGGTGCCAAAGCACACTAAGTGCCTGTCTGGCGTAGACAGCAGCGCGTACTTGCTCTTAACAGGGGCGCCAGTGAGTACGGCAGCGCGGGTATTGACCCCAGCACTGAGATTCCACAGGAATGTTTTGCCGTCAACAAGCTGACAAATAGCGTCTTCGCCAAAGTTGTCAAACTGCCAAACCCGAGACTGCAGCGCCACACTTGTGCTGACGGTGCGCGGGGTTCCCCACGACTCTAGTCCCCATGTGCCCACACCCCAACCGAAGTCGAAGAAGTTGACGTCGCTGCCGACGTTTATCTGGTAAGCACCAACAACACTTGCGCCGCCGTTGCCGCTGTCCGAGGAATTTGCCGCGATAGGTAAAGTGACCGTGTAGCTGTTTACGCCTACAACAGACGTTACTTCGTACTCAGCGTTGAGCACGGTGGCAGTGATCACGCCACCTAAACTTACCGCGCCTGAAAACGTAACAAAGTCGCCTACAATAGCGCCGTGGGACGTATCACTTACGGTAAGGACAGTAGATCCGTTCGTCGCAAGAAAGGTCACAGCACCTGCAGGGGTGGTGTCTCGTAGGGGCGTTATGTCGCTCCACGACCCGTTTGCACTGACGTACAGTTTGCGATTGGTGCCAACGATAACATGCGGTATGCCTGACAAGCTGGTCCATGTAAAGACCTCGCTTGCCATGCCCACAAGATAGACCTCGTCGTTCTCGAAGTACTGCCAACCCCCTATTTTCTCGGGCAGGCCATAGCGAAACCGCACGTTATCGCAGTTCGTCCAGCCGCCCTCGGCACCGTATTCGGTGTTTTGCTTATCGATGCCGGGAGCAAGGGTCAGTCTAAAGTACGCCATCTAAGCCCTTTACATCATTTTTGCAGGACGTGTGCCCTTGATAGCCACACCAGCGCCACGCACTTTCGACTTGCCGCCTGCAGCGCCGCCCTTGGTAGCCATGCCACCAGCTGCGTAGCCTTTCTTCATCATGCCGCCTTCGGCCATCTTACCTTTGCCATCTGCTGCGAATGCTGGGACTTTCTTGCCGTCCTTTTCAACCATCTTCATTGCGCCGCCTGCTTTCATGCCCTTAGCAGTCATGCCGCCTGCTGCCATACCTTTAGCTTTCATCATTTTCGCTCTCCGCATACAGATTGTTAAAAGTTACATTGGGGTCCAGATACGAATCGTCTTGCTCTGCGCAGTGTATCCACTGACTCGGTTTAAAGTCCGGTGCGCCTTCACCTGTTACCCAGTAAGCTGGGCTAGTGACACGGACTCTGTTGTTCGGTAAGGCTACAATATTTCCCGTCCACTTGCCAGCATCCGTCAGGATGAGGACGTGTGTCTGCTTGTGCTGTGCAGGGTCTTCGGAGACCTCGCTCTCGGCGTAGTCAACGGTAAACAAATAGCGACCCTTGAAGAACTCGTTGTTGATCTTGCACATCCACTGGGACGGTTTAGCACGGTCGATGGAGATAATACTGTGGTGGTAAGAACTACAGTCCCACGGCTGCACAAAGTGCGTTTCCATGCGCTCCGGCCACTCTTCCAGTGGTATATCTCCAACCAAAGCTGTGATGGGCATACGTGCCCACATCGCACCGCCGTGTACGTTGGGTTGACTGCCGTCGTCGGCTTCGCACCCGGTAAAGATCAGTTGAAACGACAGACACCGATCCGGCATCGTGGTAACCGCAACCGCCAGCGCATGGACGTACTCGCCGTGGTAGTTTTGATGACCGTTAGTAAATTCTTTGCGCACCCAGCACTTGAAGTACGGGATGTTGCTTATAAGATACATTTAACCCCCAGACAAAAATAAAGCTCGTTCGGCCTCTCTACGTCTGACTAGACCGTTCAGCACCTTGCCGCCGGCCTTGTTCCATTTTAGAAACTCTACTGCTGCGCCATCGTAGTCGCCACGATTGTACTTCATTCGCAGCGTTGATGACTGCAAATTGCCTAACCCCACATTGAACGCAAAGCTGACCAGCGCGTCAAGATGGCACTGATTATCAGCACTAGCAGGACATAGTCGTAGTACCCCTGCCTCAAAGCGTTGTAAATCTTTCTCAAGCAACGTATCAATCTCATCACCGGAAAACGTCCTATTGTGCTCAGTTTTGAGCGGGTAGTTGGCTCTCTCGTCGTTCTTCAACCGCGCTTGGTCCGGGTACAGCACATGGCCGTAGGCAATCGTCCACAGCGCAGCGGGGCACTTGTACGGCATGGCGTGACAACCCTCAAAGGATTTTATCAACTGTATCCCCGCCTCAGATGTACTCATTTCTTACTGAAAGCCTGCGACCCGAACCAAAAACTGATTATTGCAGCAAGGATTGCCATCTCGTCATCGGAGAAAACCATCTCCATCGCTACAGAAAACGCGACGCCAGTGCTGTATGCATACCAGATACCAGCAACGTCCACCACGATTAAGAGACCTACAAACAAGTACGTGACGACGGGTCGCACAGAGGCTCGCAGGTTAATCACCCAAGTACTTGCGCCTTCCCCGATCTTCATGTCGTGCTTCCACATGGCGAGCTTTTCCTGCGCCTGTGTCTGCATTGCGATCTGATCGGTCTTAATCTCCTCGACACGGGCTTGGGCAATAAAGCCTTCTTTTGCCAGAGCAATCTCACGCTCACGGTTAGCCGCCATCAG